CCAGTACGTGATCACTTTGGCAGAGTAAAAGTGACTAGCGGATTTCGTAGCGAGCAGCTGTGCCTAAAAATAGGTAGCTCAGTTAATAGCCAACATGCCAAGGCCGAGGCGGCCGATTTTGAATGTATGGGCACAGACAATGCTGAGCTAGCTGACTGGATCAACCAAAACCTAAACTATGATCAATTAATATTGGAGTTCTATACTCCTGGCGAACCAAACAGCGGATGGATACATTGCAGCTACACACCTGATCAACCAAGAAAACAATTCTTGCACGCTTACAAATCTGAAGGTAAAACTAAGTATAAACCAATTATAGGTAAAGCAGTTGATTTAGTTTAACTTTTTATGGATATCAAAACTCCAATCTTAAAATGTTTTTTTAAGGAACATATTAATTTAAAAAAAGAAATATTAGATATAATAAATTCATCTGAAGCTGATAATGTCTTTATTCAAAACAATTCTAGAAACGATAACATACATAAACTTGATTGGAATGACTCAACAAATTTTGAAAGAAAATGGGTTAAAATTTTTAAACCACATTTAGAAGAAACCTTAAAAAAATTAGTCTACAAAATAGGTTTTACAAACATTGCAATTTATAATGTTTGGTATCAACAATATCATAATTCTGGTAAACACGGTTGGCATACGCATGGCAGTAATTTTACTGGCGTGTATTATTTAGATTTTAACAAAGAAATACATCCTAAGACTGATATTTTAAATCCAGCCAATCCTAAAGAAATAATTTCAATTGATGCTGAGGAAGGTGATTTAATAGCTTTTCCTGCTTATTATATTCATAGAGGTGGAAGAAATGTGTCTTATGATTCTAAAACTATTATATCTTTTAATTTTGACCCAAAAGATGTAGTATTTGAACTTATAAAAAATTAAGGTATAATAAGAAATGCCCATAGGAAGATCACAAATAAGAAAACAAGTTGAAGGTAAGTTGAGAGGTGCGAGAGATGAAAAAAAGAAGAAAAAACGTATCCTCGCCAAATTATATAGCAAAAAGTCTAAGGTCTTCAAAATATAGTCAAAAAGTGATACAATCCAAGAAATTGTACAACCGTAAAAAGGATTTAAATGGCGACTTCAGGGACAACTAGTTTTGATTTATCTATAGAAGAAATAATACAAGAAGCGTACGAAAGATGTGGAATGACTACTACGAGTGGTCATAGTTTAAAATCTGCAAGAATAAGTTTAAACTTATTATTCGCTGAATGGGCTAATAGAGGTATACATCTGTGGAAGGTTGCTCTTCATGAAAATGCATTAGTTTCTGGCCAAGCAGAATATAGTGTTAGCGCACCTGTTAGTGATGTATTAGAGGCTTATATATCTTCAACTGCAGCAGCTTCTGATGGTGCTAGTACACAAGACGTATCTTTAACTAAAATTGATAGATCTGCGTATGCTGCACTTCCTAACAAATTAGCTACTGGACAACCATCTCAGTATTATGTGGAAAGAGAAACGACACCAAAAATATATCTCTATCAAGCACCAGATTTAAATACTTATACAACTTTAAAATATTATGTAATTAAAAGAATTGAAGATGCAGGTGCTTACACAAACGAAGCTGATGTGGTTTTTAGATTTTTACCATGTATGGTTGCAGGATTAGCATATTATCTAGCTATGAAAAATGCACCACAATTAGTTCAACAAAATAAATTAATTTATGAGGATCAATTAAAAAGAGCTTTGGACGAAGACGGTCAAAGAGCTTCTACTTTTATTACTCCTCAATCATTCTACCCACAAGGAATATAAAATGGCAAAATATGCAACAGGTAAAAGATCACAATCGATATCTGATAGATCAGGTATGGCATTTCCGTACACTGAGATGGTAAAAGAATGGAATGGTTCTCTTGTGCACATATCAGAATTTGAACCTAAGCATCCACAAATACGAAGAAAGCATACAACTGCTGATGCAATAGCTTTACAAAATTCTAGAAACATGAAGTTTCAACAACCCTCTGTAAAATTTTCTAATGATGTTACAATATCCGATTCAGGTGGCGCATCTGTTGGGGTAGCAAATTTATCCTTACCTGGAGACTTTGCTTTCATAACACAAGGAACTTCAGCTATGAAACCTGCAGATCCTTCTTTACAAAATAGAAGAAGAGAACTCCTTTCTAATTTAGGTCAAGTGGAGGTTAGTATTACATAATGGCTATTACACATTCAGATTTTTTAACACAAGTACGAAACTATACAGAGGTTTCAAGTAATGTATTATCAGATTCTCAAATACAAGAATTTATAAGAAACGTTGAATTAGATATTGCAGGTAAAGTTGATTATGATGATTTACGAAAATATGCAAATTCAAATTTTACAGCAGGAAACAGGGCTGTATCTATGCCATCAGATGTTTTAGTTTTAAGATCTATTGAACGTATAGATTCAAGTGGTGTAAGAAGCTTTTTAGAAAAAAGAGATACAAGTTTTATTTCAGAATTTAATGGTGCTGGAACTCAGGGAACACCAAAATACTTTGCTAATTGGGATGAGTTTAATATTATAGTTGCACCAACTCCAGCTGCAGCAGATACAATTCAGATTAATTATATAAAAGATCCACCTGAGTTCACATCTACTAACCAAACATATTTAGCTAAATATCAAGAATCTATGCTATTACATGGTGTGTTAACTGAGTGTTTTAGATTTTTAAAAGGCCCCATGGATATGTACAAGCTCTATGAAAGCAAGTACAATGAAGAAGTACAGAATTTTGCCCTACAACAAATGGGTAGAAGAAGACGAGCTGAGTATGATGATGGAGTTCCTAGAATACAGGTTCCAAGTCCTACTCCAAACACAAATTAATAAGGAGGCCAATTATGGCAATAACAACAAATGCAATATGTGATTCTTTCAAAAAAGAATTACTTCAAGGAAAGCATGACTTTGATACATCATCTGACACTTATAAGTTAGCTATGTTTACAAGTTCTGCAACTTTAGGTAAATCAACTACAAACTATACAACCCCTAACGAAGTATCATCACCTAACTACAGTGCTGGTGGTAAAGCTTTGGTTAACCAAGGTGTAAAAGTTTCATCATCTGTAGCTATTACAGATTTTGCTGATTTATCTTTTCAAAACGTAACTCTTACTGCAAGAGGAGCACTAATCTACAATACAACAACTGACGGTGGTTCAAACACTACTGATGCTGTTGCTGTATTAGATTTCGGTGGAGATAAGACTGCAACTGCAGGAACATTTACAATTCAGTTCCCTGCGTTTACAACATCTGCTGCGATTTTAAGATTAGCATAAGGATTAAAATGATATGGCTACTGGATGGGGACGAAAGACATGGGGAGCATCAGAATGGGGCGACCTATCTGATGAAATAGTTTCCGTCAGTGGCATATCATTAACATCGTCAATTGGTTCTGAATCAGTCACAGCAAACGCTGATGTAGATGTTTCAGGAATATCATTATCATCAAGCATCGGAACTTCAGTAGGTGGAACTTCAGCATTAGTAGATCCTGGAGTAGTTACCATGTCTATTGGTGTTGGAAGCACCGTTATTGGAATAGGTGTTCCTGTTACAGGATCAGTTTTCAATTCTCAAATTGGTGCAGCAACAGTAGATGAAACTATTTTAACTGGAGAAGGTTGGGGTAGAGGTGAATGGGGCGAGTTTGCTTGGGGTGATAATTTTTCAGTTCAAGTTACAGGACAATCATTAACATCATCTATTGGAAGTGAAACAGCTTTTACAGACGTAACTGTTGCTGTAAGTGGATCTCAAGCTAGCTTTACTCAAGGTAGTATTTCACTTCAAATTGACGGAGATGTAACCGTTTTTGCTGCAGAAGATCAATTAGATTTTACTATAGGTTCAAGTTCATTATCTGGAGATGCAAATGTAGATGTTTCTGGAATCTCAATAACATCTTCACAAGGAACTACGGTAGGTGGTTTGAAAACGCCAGTTCCTGTTACAGGAAGTCAAGCATCTTTCACACAAGGAAGTATTACTTTAATACAAAGCACGAATGAATCAGTAACTGGAATTTCTGCAACCATGACACTTGGACAACATGCGGAAATACCAGGACAAATTATAGGGGTATCAGGGCTTTCTATTACTTCATCTTTAGGGGAAGAGGGTGCAACAGGAGAGGCTGTAGTGACCCCTACAGGCTTAGAATTGACAGGATCTGTTGGAAGTCCTAATATTACAGCATGGTCTGAAATAGATTTAGGAGTATCTAATACTTGGACGGTAGTTGATTTGGCTGCTTAGTTAATGTAAAATATAAAATTATTAAGGAGAATTTTTTATGGCATCAAGTTATTCAAGTGATCTAAAACTAGAACTTATGGTAACCGGTGAAAACGCTGGTACATGGGGTGATAAAACAAATACAAATTTAAACTTAATTCAACAAGCCGTAGCTGGTTTTGAACAAATTACATTATCATCTGGAGGCACTGTTGCATTAACAATGTCTGACGGTGCAATATCAAACGCAAGAAATTTAGTTATTAAATTTGCAACTGCAACAATAGCAGCAAGCACAGTTTGTACTATTCCAGATTCAATAGAAAAATTTTATATCTTTGATTGTTCAGGATTAACAAATGCCAATAACCTAACAATTAAAACTGCATCAGGAACTGGTTTTAGTCCAACTGTTGCAGGAGCTGCAAGTTCTAAAATTTTTGCAGCATACTCAGACGGAACAAATTTAAATGAAATATCTTTAAACACTTTAGGTGGCACAATTGCTACAGCTAACTTAGAAGCTGCATCAGTGACAACTGCAATAATTGCAGACGATGCTGTAACTTCAGCCAAGATTGCTGACGATGCCGTTGTAGCTGCTGCTATCGCTGATGATGCTGTTGTAACTGCAGCAATCGCTGACGATGCTGTTGCGACTGCTAACATCGCAGATGACGCTGTGACTGCTGACAAACTTGCAGACACATCAGTTTCTGCTGGATCTTACACTTCAGCTTCAATTACAGTTGATGCTCAAGGAAGACTTACTGCTGCTTCATCAGGATCTGCAGGAGGCGGAGGATTTGAACCTAAAACTTTTACTAACTCAAGCGGAACTCTAACTTCAAATGCAAACGGAACTTATTTTGGAATATATGCTGCTGGAGGAGGAGCAGGAGGAAGCGGATCAGGGCCAGATAATACAAATGGTGGCGGTGGCGGAGCCGGTTATTACGGTTATATTGGTCACCCATTTACTCATCCTTTCTCTCAACCTTTTACTATTGGAAGCGGTGGAAACCCTGGTGCTAGATTTTCTAGCGGTGGAGCAGGCGGAGCTACTTCTTTAGCTAACGTTTTTAATTTTAACGGTGGTAACGGTGGAAACAGAGGCCAACCAGGATCTGTTCCTGGACAGGGTGGAAACAGTGGAACAAGTGGTAATCCAGATGCAGTTTCAATAAGTTCACCTTTTAGATTTGTTATACCAAACGCTGGAGGCGGTGGTAACGGTGGAAACCCATCTTCTACAAGTGGTGGGGCTGGCTCAGGTGGGGCTATATATGTTTTTGAAAATACAGGAGCTTAATAATGGCAAAGTTAATTTTTACTAAAGCAAGTGTTACAAACGGAAAACTATTTAGGATTGCAAAAGATCAAAATCATATAGATAATAATTCCGATTGGCATCAAGATGATTATGATATTGTAGAAGTCTCTCAATCTGATTTCGATGCAGTAAGACTCTCTTTAAAAAGTGTTAATTATGATGGAACAAATGTTACCTATGAAGACATAACATATGATGGTTATGACATAGAACACGGTGATGATAAAAGTCGTATTCTAGGAGATATAAATAGTTGGCTTGAAAATAATTCAAGTAAACCTTTTGCAAGTAGCGTAACAAGCTACAGAGATTATTTAAACTCTCTTGATGTGTCTTCTATTCCTGCAACAGAACCTTTAGAAAAATGGATAAATGATCAAGGACAAGAAGTAATAAGTCCACTAGAATTATTATAGGTTGATTTTTTTATAAAAAAGTACATTATCCTTGCATGAATGATAAGATTATTGAGTTTCTTGCACATGAAGAATACGTTGATTTAAAAGAAGATTATCCCACACCAATAAAATTAAACATACCTGAATGGTATAAAAAATTAGAACATACACTACATAATAAAACCGTAAAGGGGTGTATGCCTTTTTTAGACACACTTACAACTGGTTATTTATTAAGGGTTCCTCAAGATTATACATTTAAACATAATGTTGATAATGATAAAGGTGAAAAAGATTCTTTTTTTGAACAGCCCCCTGTAGATGATCAATTATTAATGGCGAAATCAATTAACCTTGGAAAATCTATGCCAGATCTTCACCACAGAGATCAGCTTAAAGGCTCTCCTTTGGTAGGCAAAAACAATAATCAAAATATTTTAAAAATACTTAACCCTTGGAAAATCATAACACCTCCTGGTTATTCTTGTTTATTTTTACCACCACTAAATAATACAGATGATAGATTTTCTATTATACCAGGAATTGTTGATACAGATGCTTTTCCTAATGAAATAAATTTTCCAATAATTATAAATGGTGATAAATATAAAACCTTAGATACTACAATAAAAAAAGGTACACCTTATGTTCAGATAATACCTTTTAAAAGAGATCCTTGGAAAATGAAAATAAAAGGTGTTACAACTAAATATTTAAATAAAGGTAAAATTTTTTATTTTTTAAAACTAATTCACATTTATAAAACTAAATTTTGGTCGAAAAAAAAATGGAATTAAAAAATTATATTAAAATATATGATAATGCAATTCCTTATAAAGCAGTAGGTAGTTTCATACAAGTTGCAAATACTTTAGATTTTGAAGATGGAGGAGTTGCGAATAATAAAATAAACAAAAAAATTAGAAGCGTTAAAATTACACCTTTGTCTCCTTTGTCAAATTCTATGACCATAGTTCATTGGCATAATTTTTTGTTTGCAATAATTCAAAGACATTTAAATCTATATAATGAAGAATTTAATATTGGAATTAAAGATAAAATAACATCACAAATACTAAATATTGATTTATTAAAATATAATCTTTCTGATAAATATAATTATCATTGGGATCATTTTAAAGATATACCAAGAACTATAAGCTGCATACTTATCTTAAATAATGATTATGAAGGCGGTAATCTTTGTTTCAGAGATCCACAAGGAGGAAACGAATTTACTATTGAAAATAAAGTTGCTAGATTAATTATGTGGCCAAGTAATTTTTTGTACCCTCATTGCGTAAAACCAGTTACAAAAGGAACTAGATACTCGGTGGTTGCATGGGCACTATAAAAGATACAAAATATAAAATTGTAAAAAACTTCTTCTCAGAAGAAGAAGTAAAAGTATTAAACAAATATGTATTTATTAAACATAGATTAAATATTAACTCATTTGATCTTCGACAAAATAAAAATTGTGACACAAACTATTATGCAGATCCAATAATGGAATCTTTTCTCCTGACTAAGTTTGATCTTATGGAAAAAGAAACTAATTTAAAATTACATCCTACATACAGCTATTGGAGAATGTATACAAAATTTGCAGATTTAAAAAAACATACAGATCGTGAGTCGTGTGAAATTAGTGTTACAGCTATGATTGGTTCTGATAAAACACCTTGGCCTATTTTTATAGGTGATAAAGAAATTGAACTTAAAGATGGTGATGCAGTAATTTATCTTGGTTGCGATGTTGAGCACTATAGAAAAGAATTTCAAGGAGATTGGCACGCACAAGTTTTCTTTCACTATGTAGATGCAAACGGTAAAAACAAAGAATGGTGGAAAGACAAAAGAACTTTTTGGGGAGAACAATTAGAAAATGATTTTTAAACAAAATAAAGATGGCTCTTGTGACATAGTATTTTCTGAAGAAGAAAAAAAAATAATTACAGAAAAAGGTAAAATTTATTTAACTGCTGAATCTCTAAGACACTTTGGAAACAATCTAGTTAAAATAGTTGCAGAGTGGAATAAAAACTTTAATGAAGAATTAGCAAAAACACCTTCAAATGAAGAATCAAAAATGGAAGGAATAGATAGAGATAAATCATAATTACTCTATGAAAATACTTTCTATTAATATTTCTCACCACCCATCTATATGTGTTTATGAAAATGGTAAGATAATTAATTTTTTTAATGAAGAGAGATTTGTTGGTATTAAAGATTATGATTTAATTCCTGCTCCAAAAATATACCAATCTATTTTACAGAAAATAAATTTTAAACCAGATTTTGTTTGTTATGCTTCTTATGGTAGCAACAATGGATATTTTCTTGAGGATGATCAACAAATGATTAAAAATTTACAAAATCAATTGGGTGATCCACCTTATTATTTTAATGTAAGAGAGCACCATTTATATCATGCGATTTGTTCTTTTTATTTTTCAAACTTTGAAGAAGCTTTAGCAATAGTTGTAGATGGGGGTGGAGCTAGTAATTTTTATATACCTTTTCAAGAAATAGAATCGGTTTATTATATAAACAAAAAGAATATAAATTGTATTTATAAACACCACACACGCTGGAGGAGTAATATGGAAATTGGTGACCAACAAAATTCTATGGTTAGGTTTAAATATTTAGGAGGTTTTTTAAATAAATTTTCAGACTTTGCTGTGGGTGGAATTGAGTTTGATAAGGCTTGTGCAAGTTTAGGATATAAAAATGGGCACTCTGCGGGTAAAGTTATGGGACTTTCTTCTTACGCTTATTGTAAAGAAAAATATAATTTAGATTATGATAAGGTAGAAATTGCAAAAAAAGTACAAGAAAAAACTTTTGAAGAAACATGTGAGTTAATAGATCAAGCAAAACATATGAATAATAATATTTTATTATCTGGTGGTTATTTTCTTAACTGTTCAAACAATTTCAAATACGTAGAAAAATATCCTGATTTAAATTTTTTTGTAGATCCAATTCCTCATGATGCGGGCACAGCTATAGGAGCAGCGTTATATTATGACATTTATAAAAAATAAAGAAGATGCTGTTAAAGTTATATTAGATCAAAAACCTTTAGTAATTTATCAAAACGACAGTGAATGGGGACCTAGAGCTTTAGGTAACAGGTCTATTTTATTTGATCCTAGAAACCCAAAAGCAAAAGATATTGTAAACAAATTTAAAAAAAGAGAATGGTGGAGACCTTTGGCTGGAACAGTTCTACTTGAGCATGCACATGACTATTTTAATTTAGGATCTTTAAAAGAAAGTCCTTACATGTCTTTTGCTGTAAAAGCTAAAGATAAAGCATTGAAGGAGGTTCCCTCTATTGTTCATGTAGATAATACATGCAGAGTACAAACATTGAAAAGAATAGATAATCCTAATTATTATGATTTGATAGAATATTTTTATTATAAAACTAGTGTGCCCATACTGCTCAATACGTCTTTCAATTTAGCAGGATCTCCAATAGTTGAAAATGAAAGCTTTTTACAATATACGATTGATAATTCACAGTTTAAAGATGTATATAAACCAGCTTAAGATTATGATATAATTTAGTATGCCATTAACAAAAGTAGATATAGCTCCTGGATTCAATAAACAAGTGTCACAAACTGGTGCAGAAGGTAAGTGGACTGATGGCGATTTTGTAAGATTTAGATATGGATTGCCTGAAAAAATAGGCGGATGGGAACAAATTTTAGAGAGCACTATCATAGGAGCAGCTAGAGAACAATTTATTTGGGCCGATCTTGACGGAAGAAAGTACGCTGCAATTGGAACAAATAAAGTATTAATAGTTTATTATGAAGGAGCTTTTTTTGATATTACTCCTTTAGGCACAGATTTAACAGGATGCACCTTTGATACCGTTAATACTTCAGCAACTGTTACTGTTAACAAAGCAGCTCATGGTTTAGAGCCTGGAGATATTTTTTTATTTAGCTCTGTTACACCCCCTACAGGAGCAGGATATGTTGCATCTGATTTTGAAACAAACCCTTTTCAAGTTATTACTGTTCCTGGAAGTGATGAATTTACAATTACCATGGCAAGCGCAGCAGGGACAACGGTCAACGGATCTGGATCTGCAACAGTTACTCCTTACATAAAACCTGGAGCTTTAGGTGCAACATTTGGATTTGGATGGGGCACAGGACTTTGGGGTGGTGGCCAACAAGTGTTCAGTACATTAAACGGAGCACTATTAGATGACACAGCAGGCACAGGAGGATCAGGAACGTCCATTACTTTAGCATCTACTACAAACTTTCCAGCAACAGGAACAATAAAAGTTGGAGCAGAATTTATTTCATACACAGGCATTTCATCAAATGATCTTACAGGAATTACTAGAGCTGCAGCGGGAACAAGATCCGCTCACTCAAGCGGTGCGGGTGTTGAAGTGTTTACAGGATGGGGTATTGAATCATTGTCTTCAACATTAACAGTAGATCCTGGATCTTGGTCTTTAGATAATTTCGGACAACAGCTTATTGCAACTATTAAAAATGGTAAGTCTTTTTCTTGGAATCCAATAAATGCAAATGCAAATGCTCTCAACACAAGAGCTACAATAATCTCGAACGCCCCTACAAAATCTGTTATGTCTTTAGTATCAGACAGAGATAGACATTTAATTATGTTGGGAACTGAAACAACAGTAGGAGACTCCTCAACACAAGATAAACTATTTATAAGATTTTCAGATCAAGAAAATACTGGTGACTACACACCTACATCAGTAAATACTGCAGGAACATTTAGAGTAGACCAAGGAACTAAAATTGTAGGTGCTGTTCAAGGTAAAGATTATACTTTTATTCTAACAGACAATGCCGCGTATGTTATGCAGTTTGTAGGACCACCTTTTACTTTTTCTATTAGACAAGTAGGTTCTAATTGTGGGTGTATAGGTCAACACGCCATGAAATATGTTAATGGTGCAGTTTATTGGATGGGAGAGTCTGGAGGATTTTTTGTATTTGATGGTACAGTAAAATCATTACCTTGTGCTGTAGAGGATTTTGTATTTACAACTAAAAATGGTAATAACCTTGGTGTAAATTATTCTGCTGGGGAATCAGTGTATGCTGGTTTGAATCATTTGTATGAAGAAATTTGTTGGTACTATCCACAAGCAACGTCTAGTTTTAATGATAGATATGTATGTTTTAATTATCAAGATAGAACTTGGGTGACAGGCTCTCTATCAAGAACTACTTGGGTCGATGCAAATTTATATGAAAATCCATATGCTACAGAATTTAATTCAACAGGCGTTGGTACTTTTCCTACTGTTCAAGGTGTTACAAATATTAATGGATCAACAAAATATTTTGAACATGAAAAAGGTGTTGATGAAATAGATACGGCAGGAAACAAAACTGCCATACCTGCTTTTATTGAATCAGGAGATTTTAGTTTGAATCCTGACGGCACTAATGCTGAGTTTTTTATGAGCATGCGAAGATTTGTACCTGATTTTAAAACTATACAAGGAGATGCTCAAGTAACAATTTTGCTTAGAGATTTTCCAACTGACACAGAAGCATCGTCTCCATTAGGACCATTCACGGTCACCGGATCAACACAAAAGGTAGATACAAGAGCAAGAGCTAGATTTGCTAGTTTAAAAATAGCTAACACAGGTACAGAACAAAATTGGCGTTTTGGAACTTTTAGAGCAGACGTACAATTAGATGGAATGAGAGGATAATGGAACCAGATTTATTTATACCGGGTGATGAACAATATCAAATGGTTAATGAACCATTAGAACCTATGGGAATACAAACTTTAATTCCTGAAAATAAAATTGATTTTAGGAAAATGGCAATAGATGCAGCTAAAAATAAAGCGATAAATTATACTGCAGGAAAGTTAGGTGTTAATCAAACGTTAGCTTCTGGAGTTGCAGGACTATTAGGTCTTGGATCAAACACGTTTGCACCATTAGCATTTGCATCAGCACTTACAGGAAGATCTTTAGGCATCTCAGATTACTTAGCAAATAAACGTGCACAAAAACAATATGCTCAATCTGAAAACATGTTAGAAGCTAAAGTTCTTTCAAATCAGTTAGCTAACCAAGGTAGTGCAAGAGATGATGCCATGGGTGGAGGAAACATACCATCAAAAACTTCTGCCCCTGCTGCAAGACAATCAAGACAAACAAGTGGCATAGGTGGATTACATTCAGGATATTAAATGGCTAGAGTAGATATAGTAATTCCTGAACCAACACCAAAATATACTGAGGAAAACCAAAGACAAGTAACTCAGTCTTTACGAACGATGCAAGATAAGTTAAATACTTCTTATCAACAAGAACTTAAAAATGAACAGGATGCTTTTAATTATTTTTTATCATGACCATACAATATAAAAATCAAGGTTTTAAACAAGCGAGCACAGGTAAGACAACAGTTTTTACATGCCCCTCTAATGCAACAGTTATTGTCAAAAGCGTTTATTGTGCAAATAATGATGCATCATCAGCTGTGTTAGTCAATATGAATTTAGTTGATTCTTCTGACTCTAGCGCAGAGTATGAATTTTTTAGAGATGAAATTGCTGCAAAATCACAAATTAATGCTACACCTCAAGGGTTGAATTTAGAAGCTGGTGATGCAATCACAGTTCAAGCAGCTACTGGAAGTAATACAATACAAGGTGCAATAAGTTATGCACAAATAGATAGATCACAGGAGAATGGCTAGACAAAAATTTACACATTTTGTGCCAAGACCTAAGCCTCGTAAAAGACCGAGAAGACATACAAAAAATGTTAACAAAAAAAAGAAGTTGCAGCATAATAAAAAATATAATAGACAAGGACGTAAACAATGAGTGATTTACCTAAGATACCTGCAGAAGCTAAAGAAATAATAAAACACAAAAGAACAGGTAAAATATACGCTGATAAAAATGAGTTTGACGCTGATGTTGCTGATCCCAACACAGATACTACAGCTGATGATTTTAGGCAAGATTTAGAAATAACAGTAACACGTGCTGGTGTCATGGGTGCCAAAACAAAAAAATAATTAAATTTATAAAAGCATGTTTCAATTAATTGAAAACTTTTATAATAAAGAAGAATATGGCACAGTTTTATTTTATTTTATTAACGAACATTTTATAGGTTGTCACCAACCTAATGATATTTGGATGAACGCAGATAAATTCAAAGCTTATCCTTGTTATCAAACAACTCCTTTTACTTTAGAATCGAATCATGAATTAATTAACACACTTAAAAAAACTTTTGAAAGACAAACTGGTTTGAAAGTATTACAATTAAAATCTTTTTTACGAAAAACCAAAAAAATAGAATTAGAAAAATCTTCTTGTTGGAAACAGTTGAGACCTCATGTTGATGATGATTATTATGATTTTGCAGGTTTAGTCTATTTAAATTCAAATTCATTAAAAGACGGCACTCATTTTTTCATTACAAAAGAATCTTATGAACCAACGACAACGATAGGTTCTAAATTTAATAGATGTGTTTTTTATAATCCCCTTGTGCCACATGCTCCTTCTACAGAACAAGATATAGAGGAAAGATGGGTACAACCCTTTTTTATAATTACTAAAGAATCTACACTTGAAAGGTACAAAAAAAATGAAACCTAGAGGAGCAACAGAATTACAACATGAGTTGTTAGAAAAATACGTATCAAAAGACTTATTAAATAAGTTTCAAATATGTACATCTATTCCAGGAAAAGTGCCACTGGATCCCAGTAAGATAAATATACTTTGGCAAAAAAACTCTTGGGATCAACCAAACCTTCAAAGGTTTTTTAGAAACAAAGATAGGCATCATGAATACGATTGGTATGTTTTTAATTCGCATTGGACTTTTGAAAAATTTAGATATTTTTTTCAAATACCAGAGGACAGATCGATAGTCATTAAAAATGGTGCACACCATTTTCCTAAAAGAAAAATACATAAAAAAGGTGAACCCATAAGAATAATGCACCACTGCACACCCTGGAGAGGATTGAATGTATTGTTATTAGCCATGCAACTAATACAAAATAAAAATGTAACTTTAGATGTATATAGTTCTAATGATGTTTATGGAAAAGAATTTGCTGATAAGGCAAATAAGGACACAGAGGCTTTGTTTGATCAAGCTAAACAATTACCAAACGTAAATTATATAGGATTTAAGTCTAATGAATATTTACTAGAACACATTACAGACTATGATTTGTTTGTTTACCCATCTATCTTTGAAGAAACCTTTTGTGCCTCAGCTCTTGAAGCTTTAGCGGCAGGACTGCATGTTATTACAACAAACTTTGGAGCTTTACCTGAAACATGTGCTGAATGGCCTGTATATATAAATTACACAAAAGATCTAGAACTGTTGGCTGCGGCTACAGCAGGAGCTATAGATGTTGCAGCAAATTATCTTCATACAGAAACAATTCAAAATCATTTAGACGAACAACAAAAATATTATAAAAAATTCTATAGTTGGGATAAAAAAGCTATAGAATGGGAAAACTTTTTGAAAGGAGCTTTAAGTGTCAAGCAATAAATACATAAACGAAGATACATACCAAACATTACAAGAAGTGAGTATTGAAACTCAATCTGATTATGAAAAAGCAGTAGAACCATTATGGAAAGAAAATCCAAATCAATTCAAAGATATTGAGGTATTTGTTGCAACACCTGTTCATAGTGAAGTTTCCATACATTACACACAAGCTTTAATAGAATTTCAACAAGAATGTTTTAAAAAAAAACTTAAAGTATCTTTTCATTTAATAAAATCATCTTTAGTTACACAAGGTAGAAATTTATCAGTAGCTGGGTTATTAGAGTCAAAAGCAACACATTTATTATTTATAGATTCAGATATTTATTTTCAGGGTAAATCTATATTTTCCATGCTGAAAGCTGACAAGGATATCATATCTGTTCCTTACCCATTAAAAACTTTAATGTGGGATAAGGCTTTTGCAAAAATGCAACAAGGTTTAATAAAATCACCAGATGACATTAGAAGGGCTTTACATACTTACCCTATGAAAGTTCCAGATCCTGATAATATAAAAGTGAATAAAGGAGTTATGGAAGTTACTGATTCACCAACAGGATGTATGTTAATCAAAAGAGGAGTGATAGAAAAGATGATAGAAAAATATCCTGAAAAAGAAATAGTTCAAAAAACAGTTATCAATGGTAAGTACGTAAATAAACCTAATATGTGGAACTTTTTTGATACCTTACATGATCCTAAAGAGAAGACTTACAATGGTGAGGATTTTGCTTTTTGTAAGCTTTGGAGAGACATGGGTGGTAAATGCTATGCTTATATAAATGATGCTATAGTTCATGTGGGAGAACATCAATATCAGGGCAAGTTCCATGATGAGTTGATATCAGCCAAGTAAAATGGTATTATTTCATATTTAAGATCTTAAATTGGAGAATTTATAAATGTTACATCTTTTACCTTATGCTTTAGCAGCTTATGGCGGAATTCAAGGATATAGAGGAGCAAGAGAATCAGGTGTTGGAGGATTAGGCTCATTAATTCATGGTGCTTTAGGAGCATATGGTGGATACAGCATGGGTTCTGCAGGTATGGGTATGTTCCCTGGATCAACTGCAACTGCAAAATTTGCAGCGATGCCATTAACACAAAGATTATCAGCTTTACCTGGAGTGTCACAAATTCCAACAAAGCCAACGATGCCTGGAAATCCTGAAATTGCAAAAAGAATGGGAATGACAACCGCAGGTGAAGTTATTGGTGGCACACCTAAAACAAGTGGAAGTATTTTAGATATGTTTAGAAAAAAAGGTAAGCCAGATGAATACGATCCCTTAAAAGTTGGTGGTTCACTTGCTGCGCTTACATATCTAGGTGGTGCATTCGATCCAACACCGACTGATATTTATACACCTGGCTATAATGCAAATTATATGGAGATGAGAGAAAAAAGAAGTTTTTCATATATTGATCCAGTGACTGGACAAGAAAAAGAATATGAAAAAGTATATGTACCAGAGTCAAATCCAAACAGACCAACTTTCAATATGAATAAAACTAGAATAAACCCTGCAACTTATAATACAGGTGGATTAGCAGAGATTAGAAAATTTAATGAAGGTGGTGTGAATTACCTTCCATCAAAAATGACACATGATGAAAATGATTCTAACAATTACGTTAGAGCATTAGGTTATGTTGAGGACGGAGCAGGAGTAGGTGATAAAGACGAAGATACAATGTTAGCTCAATTAGCAGACGGAGAGTTTGTAACAAGAGCAGACGGAGTGTTAGGTGCAGGTATCATAGCAGGTGCAAATCCAAATAGCATGAAAGACATGAGAGAAAAAGGTGCTGCCTACTTCTATGAACAACAAAAAAGATACAAAAGAGTATTTGATTTATTGAAGGAGAAAGATGGCATCAACAAACAAAAAACGAATTAAGCCGTTAGTAAGCATACTTCCCATTGATCCAAAAGATGTGGAAAGGTTTTGGCCATTAGCAGAATTTATGGTGACAGAAGCTCTAGCTTTTTCTGGTAAATGGGCAGAGTCTTCTTTCATTTATGATGAGTTAAAAAAAGATACTATGCAACTGTGGATTATGTTTGGCTCTGATGAAACTGAAGAGAATAAAGTTTTTGGTATTTGTGTAGGTCAGATACAAGAACAACCTAATTATAAACAATATGAAATTATTATTTGCACAGGTAAAAGAAGAGAATTGTGGGAAAATGGAATTGTTGAAAGTATAACAAAATTTGCAAAATTAAATAATTGTAAAAAACTAAATATCATGGCCAGACCTGGTTGGGAAAAAGTTTCCAAAAAATGGGGATGGAAAAAGAAACATGTGCAACTAGAGAAATGGATATAAAGCTATGTCATTTATGAGACCAAAATCAGTGCCGACTCCAACGTCACAAACACAATTTGTAAGAGAAGCTCCTGGTATAGAGGAAAGAAAACTAGAATTGATGGACATTGCAAGAGATATTGCAAATAAACCTATTAATTTGCCAGATATACAAGTTGCAGGTTTGGGTGCATTGGAGCAACAAGGTATTAGAGCAGCAGGAACAACAGGAGTTGGTGCAGGCACTGTTCAACAAGGCATAAATCAAATAACAGGAGCTGCAGCTCCTATTGGTGCAGCTGAAATTGCACAATATTTAAATCCTTTTCAGTCTTACGTCACTGGAGAAATTGGAAGACAAGGTCAAATGATGCAAAACCAATTAGCACAACAAGCAGTTCAAGCAGGTGCGTTTGGTGGTGGAAGAGAAGGCGTTCAACAAGCAGAGCTTCAAGGTAGAACTTTAGAGGCTATGGGTAGAGCACAACAATCAGGTTTTCAAACTGCACTAGGTGCAGCTCAGAGACAACAACAAGTTGGTTTGTCTGCTGGTCAACAACTTGGTCAAATGGGCTTAGGTCAACAACAAATGGCGCAAGCAGATATAAATCAATTAATGGCTGCAGGTGGTGTTCAGAGACAACTTGCTCAGTCAGCATTAGATGCACAAAGACAATCAACATTACAACAACAATATGAGCCTTATCAAAGAGCTGAGTTTCTTGCAAACCTTTACGCTGCAGGACCTAAAACACAATCAGGTGTTACTATGGGTACAACACCAGGAACTAGCCCATTAGCTCAATCAGTAGGTACAGGTATAGCAGCATTCTCAGCATTTAATCCTCAACAAAGGACACAGTAATGTCTTTAAACAGAGTTTTAAATAGACCTATGTTTAGAAGGGAAGCACTTCGTAGAGGTGCTTTAAAACCTATCAAAGCTAAAGTTGGTAAATACATGGAAGGTCCGTTACAAATGCAAACCGTAAACCAAGTTCCACCGTCACAATACAGTAGAGTTTATTTTCCAGAAAAAGTAGGTGGTAAAACAGTTCCTTATTCAAAATTTCCTGCACCTTTTATGAAGTATGATCCTGTAAGAGGATCTTATATTACCGAAGCTGGTAAGTTTAGAATGGGAAGAGGTTTAACAGGTTTAACCGGCCTAGCTGCTTTGTATAAAGGTGCTGAAATGGCTGGTATACCAGATCCTATATTAAACACTATTGGAGCAGCAGAACTTGCATCTCTACCTTTAGCTTTAGGAAAAAGTGCAACATCAAAAAATTTAAGTAGAATTTTAGGATCGGGGACAAGATTTGCATCTACAAACCCAATAGGTGCTTTAACCATTGGTGCGGGATTAGCTCTAACAGGTGGTGCTAAATCTTACTATGATGAAACTAAAATGGTTAAAGATTATGCGAAAGCTAACAACATACCTTTTAAAAAAGCTTTTGACATATTTAATAGAGATTTATCGTTCGGTGGTCAAAGACCTATGGTTTCAAGCGATTTAGCTAAATTAGTTTTAGCAGGTAGCCCAGGAACAAGAAATTTAGTAACGCGTGGATTAGATAAAACTCCTGAAGGACCTCCAGGTTCAATGTCAAAAGAACAAAGAATAGCTGGAGAGATGAGACAATACATGAAAGACTCAAAACAATTTGGTAGATACTATCAAGATGTAGATGAGTTAGTCAAAAAAGTTAAAGACAAAGAAAATAAATTATTAATGGCAGAAGAAACAGCATCTATGAGTCCAGACGATGCAGGACAGTTTGAATCTGTTGGAGGACAAATAGCATTAGAAAAAAATATAGCAATCGCTGAATTAAGAAATGCATTGATGGCACAAAAAAATCTTGATGTTAATAAAGCTACAAATCTTGCATTAGCTATTACAGAGGGTGATATTGAATCTAATAATGTAGATGCAATTGTTAAAAGCGATGAATTATATGCACAGGTTCCAAATAGAGTTGGTGATCAGAATCATCCAAAATTTGTTAAAGAAGTTAAAACTGTTGAAGAAATAGATAAGAAATCTAAAACTCCTGAAAATGCAGGTGGTGATGGAGTCTCTACAGAAAATGCAGGTGGCACAAGCATAGGCACAAAACAAGATTTGACAGGAGATCCTGAAATTGATGAAGCTAAAAAAGCAGCCGAGTCAATTGACATGACACAATTCTTAAAAGCAGATCCAAGAAAAACTGAGATGGATCCACAAAGAGTTTTCTTAATGAAATTAGCAGCAGGATTATTATCAGGTAAAACAATGAAAGGTGGTTTTGCTGGATTAGCTGATGTGTTTGGCCAAGCTTTAGGTCCAGCTGTAGACGCTAAAATATTAGTTAAGATGAAGAATGATGAGGCTTACAGAGATTGGGCTTCAACTGTATTAAGTTACAACACTGATTTATTAAAATTAAGAAATGATGCATTGAAAGATGCATTAGATGCTGCAGGTAATAGCAAGTTTGAATTAGGTTCATTTGAACAAGGTGGTCAGTTCTTTGAAGCTAAAAAAGATAAAAACACTGGAGAAGTTTATGTTTATGATGGTAAAGATTATAAATTAGCTTCACCAGATCAAGGACAATTCTATGTTCAAAAAGATAATGCAGCTTACATGGATAACATAAGATTGATAGCTGATGGTCAATTATCAGAAGATATACTTAGACAACAAATTACTTTAATGAGCACAGACGCAGGTAAAAAAGCAATTGGTGGTTCTGGTATTATTTTAGGATTTGCAAACGTGTTGAAAAATATACCTCCTGAGATTGCGGCAGGTTTAAGTGGGTCTATATCAACTGACTTTAATATGTCACAAGGTGATTTAAGTGATAAGGAATTTGAAAAACTTCAACAAAGAACTGATAAAGTTTTAGAAAAATTTGAAGATAAAACTGCTAAATTTATGGCTTCAGATCCTAATGCGTCAGAAATTCTTGGTAAATTAAAAGTAAATGCAAGAACACTTACTTATACACTTGCTAATGCTTTAAAAGACAAAGACAGGTTAACAAACCGAGACTTAGATCTGATTGAAGAATTAACAGGATTCTTAGGTTTAGAGCCAGATGATAAAATTATTCAAAAATATGAAGAGTTGTTAGGAATTGTACAAGAGAAAAATAGATTAAGAAAAAATAGATTTTATACGATGGGTTACACAAGTTCAGATATAAATGGAATTTTAAATAGTTTTGGAACAGGTCAAGTAATAGCAGAAACAAATCCAAATGCTTTTACTACTGATTTAGATGCATTAGATTTTTTAATGGGTAATCAATAATGGCAGAATTAAATAAACAACAGAGAGAATACGTGGAAGGACTACAAAAGAGTATTGATGATAATACTTTTGCACCTGAAACGTTAAATGTATTACAGTTAAGAGCTATAGATAAATTAATAAAATCTAAAGTATTAAAATCAAAACCCCTACAAGAAATTTATAAAGAAAGAACACAAGCTAGAGAAGATCTAGCTAAACAAGAAACTGTAGCACAAGATCCACTTGGAGCATATCTTGGTATGGATGAATCCTCAGTGCCAGGAGCTGACTTTTTATTATCAGGTAGAAGTAGTGCCGTATTGGCAGGAGATCTTGCCGCTTCATTCATGGCAGCAAACTACATGAGAGATCATATTGCAGACGCATATAAAAAAACTGACATGACAGGTTTGAAACTAACCAAAAATAAACAATTCTTTTTTGAAAAACTTGCAAATAAATTACCAGGAAGATTTAAATTTCTTAAAGGTGCTGCAAAACTCGCAGGTAGAACTTTAGATTTAGTTGAAAAAGGTGCAAGAAGTCCGATAGGAAGAGGAGAATTCGCAGTGGCCTTAGCAGGAACTGCAGGTGCAGGTGGGGGTTCTATTGCATATGATCTTATGAATAAATCTATTGGTCCATCATTAATGGATAGCTTATTAGAAGATTTAGGAGACATGCCAAAAAAAGAAATTGATAAATTAAATGTTGTAGATAGAGCAATGGTAGAAGCAAAGAACGCAGCTTTATTTAATTTTGGAGCTGCAGCACTTACACCATTATTAATGGCTTCAGGTGGTATTTTAAATAAATTATTTGGTACAACTGGAGTGACGCAAAAGGAAATAGCAAAATTTGCACGGGACAACGGATACGAAATACCATTACTAGCAGCCATGAGAGATGGTCCTTTGTCTGGTTTGGGTCAATCATATTTTAAAACAGTTGGGGTGTTTCCTTACATTTCAAGAATTATGGATGCAAGAATGCTTTCAGCTGAAAAAACTTTTGCACAAGGTTTTTTAGATTCAAATATTGCAACTATCGCACCAATTTATACTCATTCATTTTTATCGCAAAAAGTTTACAATCAAGCGGTTCAAACATTTAAAAAAAATGTTGGAACAATAGATTCCGCTTATGATAAATTTTTTGCAATAAATACAGTTGCAGGAGATCCAGCTATATTAAAACTAACAAAAACTTTAAAAGCTACTGACGATTTTTTAAGACAAAATTCTGCACAGTTTCCTGATATAATTAAAGCCATGGGTGATGCAGCACAAGGACAAGGTAGACAAATAGATTTCAAATCAGTTTTAGATCAAACAGGTTATTCAGATCCATTAGCCCAATTCATGGCATTTGCAAACGGAGTAGCGAGAGGACAACCTATTACCTTTAATCAATACAAAGGTATGACAATGATGCTTAACCAAGCGTTAGAACAAACAAGATATCAGACAGTAAATAAATCTGTTGCTGCAATTAGAGAAGCTTTAGAAAAAGATGCACATGGTTTTTTAAAAGAATTAAACGTTCCATCTCTTGTGCAAAATAAAGAAATACAACAAAGACTAATTGAATTAGGTGGTGGTGATGTTGTAAGAATTATGGCACCTGAGCTAGCTGCAGCAAGAGTTGCAGAACAAATGGCTGGAAGAATACCTTCAGATCAAGGTGCTTTTCAAAGACTTATCTCAGAAACTGAACAACAAATTATCAAAGATGGTTTAGATATTACTGATGATTTAAAAGCTAGGGCTGCTGCTAAGATTGCGAAAACGCCTCAAGGCAAAGAGATAATGGATTCGGTAATCAATGCTGGATCACAATTACATTCTACTCTCAAAGATGCAAACGAAGTTTTTTCAAGAATAATGAAGTTTTACACTGGTAAAGAAGGCACAACTGCTATTGGAGCTTTAGCAAAATTTGATAAATCATTGTTTACACAGAAAACTTTATTTAATATTCCAGGAGCAGCAACACTTCCAAAAGATCAATTATTTCAAAAAATACAAACGGCAGTATTTAGATCTAAAAGTCCAGCGGCCCTTGAAGAATATAGAAAGATGATTGGTGCACAACCAGGATTTGCAGGATATTCTGCTGCAGGAGAAAAACTGTATCAAGCATCTGTTGCAAGATTTTTACACAACGCTTTTATGTCATCTTTTAAATCAAAACCAATTAACGCAGGTATATTTGGTAAAGCAAGAGTTCCATTTAGTGCCCCTTTTGAAAATGGTGCTTTTAGATCTTTAGAGGCTGATGTAAGATTTCAAAATGGTGTGGATGATATCTATGAAGCAATGGAAAATGTTGGAACTAAACAAGCATTAACAAGCCAAGGAGGTGAAATAAGCTCACGTCTTACTGCAGATGGTTTAGAAGATGTAACTAGTATACGTTTTGGTCCAGATGACTACAGAGATTTCGATGGTATAACTTTTAGAAATAAATTAGGTCTTGATGATCCAACAATAGATGTAAAAAAATTTATTGAAGAAATGTATGGTGGTGGACAAAAAGGAGCTACTGCGAGAGGTCATTTAGAAAATTTTGTGGATTACTCAAAAAAACTTACTGATATTCCAATAACCAATTCATCTTCATTCATTCAAAGAAGATTAACTCTTGGTGGTGCTAGTTCACTTGCTGGTGTCGCTTTAGGTTTTGGTGGTTCAGCTGCAGCAGGTCCGCTTGCACCATTTGTTTTATTTGCAACTGCATTAAGAGCGGGTAAAATTTTATCTGATCCATATTTATTAAGACAAATAAATGATGTTCTTACTCCTAAAGAAGTAGAAGCTGTACTAAAAGGTGGTAAAGCATTTGGTGTTACACAAGCAGGTGTTATAAACCCTAAAGCTTATCTTGCAGGTTTAAGAACTAAGAGGGAAGCATTTGCTAGATTTATGAACAAAGCTTTTGGTGATGATGATGATTTTGTTCCTGTAGATCCAAAGAATATAGATTTAGAAAAAATTACAGAATACTTAAATAAAAAAGATGTTGAAATGATTAAACCTAATTTTGGTGAAAACGGTACAAACCTCCCAGCATCAACAATTTATAAAATGTATGATGAAGAAGTGATGCAAGAACCAAATGAAGAAGAACAAGCGGAAGAAGAAAACTTTATTGAAGGTGGCCTGATTGCACAAAATGATTTCAATAATACTTTTTTACCTGAAGCTCAGGCAAAAAAATTAGAACCTGGAGACGAAACAATGGTTAACATGCCTCAAGTTACAATGCCTAACCCACAAATGCCAACGGCTACCGGACAAGTGACATCACAACAAGTTGCAGATCTGTTTCCCAACGATCCAACAACAATAGCAGCAGCTAGACGAAGGGAGGCACCACGTGGCTAAAAAATCAGCATTACAAAAAATAGAACATCATGAAAGAATTTGTAGGTACATGCAAAAACAAACATTTGATAGAATAGATCGAATGGAATCAAGGATTGCCAGAATGGAAAAATTCATTGTAGGTGGATTAGGTGCAATTCTTTTAGCTGTACTTTCAAATCATATGTAGTATTAACTACAGATGAAATTAGTTAGGAAATATCCTTACAAACACTACAACAGATTCTCAGACACAACAGGAAGAAAATACTTGGTGGATAATGTAAAAGTGCCAAGCGTTACAACTATATTGAGTGCAACTAAAGATAGAAGATTTTTAGATAATTGGCGTAGGAAAGTAGGAGATCTGGAGGCTGATAGGATTATGAGACAGGCCAGCACCATCGGAACTGAGATGCATCAGGTTTTAGAATATACTTTGAATGGCCAGGGTTATTACAATGCCATGGAGGAGGGTGCTAAACCACGTATGATGGCCAAAACTATATTAGATAATATCAAGATTGATGAAGTATGGGGAAACGAAATAAGCCTAGAATATCAAAATAAATACGCAGGTACGTGTGATTTAACTGCTGTTGCCTATGGAAAACCTAGTATTATTGATTGGAAACAATCAAATAAGCCAAAAAAAGAAGAATGGGTAGAAGATTATAAGTTACAGTTGGGTGCCTATTATTTAGCTCATACAGCGAATTACGGCCCCATAGAGCAGGGGGTAATCAGTATTTGTACTAGAGACCTCCAATATCAGGAATTTAGGCTCTCAGAGGCTGATTTAAAAGAATACGGAGATAAATTCTTACAACGAGTAGAACAATTTAATAAACTAGAGCAACCAGTCTCTTAGGTCTTCTTCTCCTAATGTTTTAGCAGCGATCTGACCTTTG